TCTTTGTGTATATTAAACGGTGTAAGTGACGCAATATCAACACCTGAACCTATAACATCTACAGGTTGACTTCTAAAGTGAGCATTGGCCTTAAATGTGTCAGCATTAGGTAAATCACTTGCAAATACATTTCTTACTACAGTCATTGCTGTAGTGTGTTTTTGTTCTAATAAATCAACTTGATGATGAAGTGTTTTAATTAGGTATCGTCCTGTTAACAGTTGATCAATTACATCATTTCTTTCTACCTTGTTATCATTGGTTGCTTCTGCGGCATTGTATGATGGCACTTCACACCATACTAGATCACCTACGTTATAGGTAAAGTTACCTGGCACATCTATGTTCATTGAGAAGTAATCACGTGAAGCTTCTGATAGTGCTTGTTTTTGTTCTAATCTTGGATCATTAGCATTACCTTCACTATTTCGTATATGATTCCATCTTGTAGCAGGTGCTACAAATACACGATTATAATAATCATCCATGTATTTACGATTATCTGCATTTGATGATTTGGTTAATTTTGATTTGTTTAATCGTTCAATTTGACTTTTGCTTTTTGAACCATATGATTTATCATCTACAGTATAATCATCATCAAAGTCAGCAGGACCAGGTGGCATTACACCTTGATATTTACTACCAGCACCAGTAGGTGCGTCTATGTGAAGTGCTTGCTCATAATAACTTGTGTATGACATTTTAGTCTTTGTAAATTTCTTATCAATTAAATCATGTGAGTACATTGTACTACCAAACAATCCACGTCTTGTGTTTGCTAATGTGTTGTATGAATCGTTAAATGAAAATGAATATGGTTTTGTAATAGGTGATTCTGTTTCTGTATCAGGTGTTCCAAAGTTAGGATTAAATGCTGATAGTAAATCAATAAAGGCAACAAATGGCCGATTACGTGTATTGTCGCCACTTTCTCTATACAAACTTTCTAGTGTTCTAAAATGAAAACCTCTATTGTTCTCATAAAACATATAATGTGGTGTTTTAAAATTAACTGGCTCGGAAATATATTGCAACATTCTTACACCATCTATAGGTCTCACGTTAGGAAAAGTGTAGGTGTAATTACCAAGTGTTGGATCAATGAATAAGTCTTTTTTTGAATTAAGTAAATCCTTATCACCTTTTACTAAGGTGTTTACCATTTCAGCGTATGAACCTGAAATTGATTTAGATACTCGCAATCTCTCATTTCGTACTGATTCAATAGAAGTAAAGAACAAAGCAATTGCTTGTACGTTTTGTGAGGTCTTTACTGAACGTTTTTCATATACTTGAAATCTATGATTGGTAGCATTTATTTCTTCATCACCATCAGCTTCAATAGGTGTTCTCATTTTAAATTCTAAAAACTCATTACCTATAATTGGCAATCTATTTGTTGCACCGATTGTGTCAAAAAATAGTATGTTACCTGATAAAAATGCTGAATCAATATCTTGGTAAATATTTACAACAGCAGTTAAACCTGTAATTTCTAATTGAGCACCACCATAACTGTATAAGACTATTTCTGATGATCGAAAGTCGCCTGGATATCTATAGAAGAAATCATCATATTTTGGATTGCCTTTTTCAGACATATTATGCTCCTATCAAAGTTCTAAATTCTTCCATGATTAAATCTAAAAATTCAGACTTTATTAATTTAATTCTTCCTTTGTCTTGTTGAAGTCTTAACTCGTAATCGTAATTTGTAACGGCTGTAGCACCTGCGACTGTGCTGTTAACCTGTATTTTGTGTGAGTTGTCAAATGATGTTGTTGAACCACTATCTTGTGTAACCTCATAATGATGAACACCGTTTATATTGGTATACTTGTCGTTTACATAGGTTTCAAATTGTTCTTGTGATAATGGCCAATCGTAAAATCTGTCTTTGATATTATTAAACAATAAAATAATCCAATAGTATTTTTGATCACCATAGTATTGCTCTGCTACAGACTCAGGAGTTTCTTCACCTGTAATGTTGTATAGGTCAAATAGAGCCGCACTCTCTCTTAAACCTTCTTTTATTTGAACACGTCTTAACAGATTAGTAACTAACTTATAGTTACCGTTACCTACAGCATCATAGTAGATTTTAGGAAATTGATTAAAATAAGATGGCATTAATGACTACCTCCTATATCAGATAAATCATTTGAGGCACTTCTACGTAATTCATTATAACGATTTCTCTCCATTAACTCTAGTTCTCTAAATGTTAGTGTTGCGTCTATTGACACAGGATCACCTGAAGCGTGAGTTGAAAACTTATCACTACCATAATCAATATCAACACCTGTACATGCACATAATCCTATCTGATCAAGGTATGGATTTATTTTTGTACCTTTCATAAATCTAATTACAAATTCGTGTGGTACTTTATAAGCAGCAATACTACTACCTGTTCCATATCTTTGTGGTAATGTAGCATCTTTTATTACGTGTAACATGTTATTTACAACATCAGATTCTTTTTTACTTCTTGGTGTAAATTTAAATGTAAAACTAAAACTACGATAATCTATACCATTAAATATCATTTCTGTCATGGCTGCTGGTGCAATACCAGTTCTACGTTGTAGAGCAGCACCTATTCCACCACCAAGACCACCTGTTGCAAAGGAACTTAATCCTGTGAGTAACTTACTTGCTTGAGCACTAACAGCACCTAAGTCTGAACCAAAGAAGTTTCCAGAGTTAGTTGCGTCTTTAAGTTTAGCAAGAGCACCTAATCCTGCACCTATTTCTTCAGAACCGTAGTCCGCTGCTAAATTAAATTTTAAAGTTTGTGGCATATAAACAGCAATACTATTTTTTACTACCCTGGATGAACCTTTACCTGTTGGTATACCTAACACACCTGATGTTGAACCTTCACTAAAAAATCTATTTGCACCATATACTATTTGATTCAAGTTATCAGCTCTTTTTGTAAGTTGTGTATTACCTACTGCTGAACTGCTACCACCTTCACCACTTGTTCTTTCTATAATGTCGAAAAGTATGTAATGTTCTTGGTCTTTTACATCTAAAGGATAAACAAAAAACTTGTTACTATCTGATGTGTGAGGTGACGAGTAATCAGCGTTTGTAGGATTGTAATTTATAACTCCTTTTTTACTAGCAACGGTACTAAAATTAGGTATAGTAGGTCCTTGTAATACTGATGATTTTTTCTTTAATCCGTTAATTACTGATGTTATTGCTTTAAAAGGTTGAAATGCCATATAACTATTTATCCTATATTACTAAATGATTTTGAAAGATCATTTGGATTTTGAGTACCTATTGTTGTTGAACCATATTCTGTTTTATTTTGTGTATTTGAGTTATCATTTACTTGATTATTTACCACAATAGGTGAACCAGTATCAACTGCTGTAGTTGATTTATCAACACCTGCTGATGTAATTTGATTTGCCTTATCTAGTTTAGTTTCTGTTGTAGTCGTTACGGAGCTTAAATCTGTTGAAGATGAGTTGCTAATCATATCACCTTGATTTGTAGTACTACCATTTGACAACACTTGTAAAACTCTCTCTACTTCATTATCTTTAATTTTACCTGACCACAAACTTGTTATTCTAGGTCCAACATCTGCTTCTTTTTTTGCTTTACTGTATTGTTCAAGTGTTACAGAATTGTCAATGTCACCTCTTTCAATTAATTTTTTTCGTTCACCTTTGTCTATTGCTAACTGTGTTCCTTTGTCTTGGGTTTCATAGTCATCCATAGTTGCAGCTTCACCTGTAAGAGCATAATCACGTGATTGCTCTTTCATCTCTTTTAGTTCATCTTCACTTTGCGGTCTGTTTAAAAATGCTAAAAAGGCTGGCAATGCAAATACTGATGTTAATAAACCTGCAAATGTAGCAATTGAACCACCAAAGGTTGCAAGTGTTGTACCTAAACCTGCAAGTTTTGCCCCTTTAATAAATTTTACAAACTTTTGAATACCTAATGTTGCTAATATACCCTCAGCAAGACCACCTTCACCATCAAGTAATCCGCCTTTATCTTTTTTCTTACCACCTAGTAACTCATTTGTTAATTCACTTTCTATTAATATTTTTTCTAATACTTCACTTGTAGTTTCAAATTGTGTATCAGACTCTCTTTCTTCCTCTACTCTTTGTTCTTTGTTTGAAAACAAATCAGGTTTAGAATCTATACCCATTATACCTGCGGTAACTTGTTTAGCAGTTGTTTTTGTTTGTTGTGATTCACTAGGTGTTTCTAACGCACCTGAGTCGCCTTCTTTTCTACCTATTCTTGCCTCTCGTTTTCTTAAACCTCTTTTAATACGTAACGCTTCTGATTCACCTTCTTCTTCAGCACGTATTGCTCGTTCAATTCTTTTACCTATGATTGGTATTCTTGTAACACCTAATCTTGCAGCTAACTTTAATGGTTTTAGTTCTTTCTTTAAATCTCTAAATGCAAATTTTAATCTAGTAGAAACGCCTAATACTTCACCAAGTCTTTTATTTGTTTCACCTACAGTTGCCTTTATAAAAGCAATCTCTTGTTTATTTAAAACACCTAAACCTTCAAACTCTTGTATCTTTTTTTCTGTAGAGTTTTGTAGTTGTAAAGCTTCATCATATTCCATACCTTTAATACTATCAAGGTCGCCAATAGTGTAGTTATCAACAAAGTTAATAACCTCTTGTCTTATATTTGCCTTGTCTAGTTTATCTTGGTTCTGATAACCTGCTCCTTTAGATACTTTATCAATATATTCTTGTAACGAATCTGATATAGCAAACTTCTCATCATCTTCCATCTTTTTTTGACGTTCAAGGATGACCTTGAAGTTAGGTCTAGGTTTTTTAAACTTTATTTTTTCTTCGGCCATTGTTTATTATTCTTTGTTTTTTACTTTAGATGGTTTACCATTTACATATATTGCAAACCAACCTGCACCAGCCCCAACTACTACTGACACTAACCCTGCCTGTGCGTTGTTAGGATTCTCTAGTGCCATAAACCAATTGATTACATCTAAAAATGCCCAACCGTAAGCAAGCATTAATAGTCTTGGTACTAGTCTCCAGTTTGACATCAATTCAGGTATCTCTACCTCAATAAAATGCCATAGTGATTTAACACCATATTTAAAACCTGTCCAACCTGTTGTTAACATATTTTTTAAAAAATTCATATTATCTCCCTCTTTGTTTTTCTCTTATTTTCTCATTTTCTTCTTTTATATGTTGCATAAGCATTTCAACATATATTTCCCTCTCCCATGGCATCATTTCTTCTAGTTCACTTAACGAATATTTATGGTATTGCATTAAAGCAAAATTCGTTCTATAATAACTTTCTAACGACTCATGTAAGAGGGTTACTGAAAAAAATCAGAAGCCCCTTGTAATAATAATGTAAACTCTTTACCTGATTTAGGATTATTGTACTTAATCAAATGTGATACAATTGGTAAATTTTCAAAGTACTTTCTTATCATACCAAACTGTTTTGTTGTTAAGTGTTCAACAAACTCATCCAGTTCTTCTTTTGATAAGTCATTAGCTTCAAAAACTTCTTCACCATTGTAAATTTGAGCAATACAATCTCTCACTAAATTATATGACAAATCTAATAATGTTTTTTTATTAGATATGTGATTAATAGTAGGTACTTTCATAATAACACCATAACCTGGTTCAAACTCTACTTTTGTTTCAAACTTTTTATCTAAATCAGGTTTTACATCTTCTATCTTTAACTGATAGTCAACTGTTACTGTATCATCATCTGGACACTTTAGTTTCATATCTATTGTTTCACCAACAGATTTACCTCTTATATTTAACCAAAGATATTCAAAATCGTACACAGGCAACTTTGTTACATCTGTCTTCGATAGTGTGCAATTTTGAACAATTTTAATTAAAGCATTGTTCATCTCACCTTCATCTCTACTTTCAACAGCCATTAATAATATTTTTTCTTCCTTAATCAAAAATGGTCTATATTTAATATTGACATTATTTGATAAAATCAGATCATATTCAGGCACTCTCAAAAATGATAAACTCATTATTTACTCCTTTATTAATAAAATATATCTCGTATAATTTTAGGGTCTGGAAGACCTTTCGGGAATACACGACCACCCGTAACTCTGCCTACAGGCAAATTCTTTTTAATTGTTTCATACACTTGACGACCTGCTCTACCTATTTCATTACCAATACCAAAAGGTAGGTTGTCTAATAAATTACCTTGTATCGCTGTTGTATTAGTTCTATATTCAAGTCTGTTTAGGGTATTAAATTCTTCAGTATTATCTTTTGCTAAAAAGTTCCATGCTGTTGTAGCATAATTTCTATATGTAAATGTAACACTTGTTTTTACAATTTGATTTACAGCATCGTAACTTAAAGGTGTGGCAGCAATTGTTTTAGGCCATGCTTCATACATTTGTACTTGATAACTCGAAAATCCTGATTGATCGCCTAAACTTTTTCTTATTTCTTGTCTATCTCTTCCTGGGTCTCCTGAAGGTTGAAAATTTGCTAATGCAGCTGTAAATGTTTTTGTCAATGGTGTAATAGTAATCATACAAGGTGTAGCATAATCATCATAATAGCCAACATTGTGACTAATAGGATCAACTATCGAGTTTTGCCATGCCTCAAAAAACAATCTTTCTTCATAATTAATACTGGTATAAAATTCTAATGTTACTTCGTCATATTGAACACTTTTTGCCATTGCTCTTTTAGGACCATAATATGTTTCGTTGACATCATCTGTAATAGTTTTACCTGGAATAGAAACATTTGAGCAAAATATATCCATTCTTAACTGTAAGTTTTTTTTGATAGCATTTGAAAGTTTAGCACTTTTTTCAAGTCTTGCTGCTTGATTTTTTGATTGCATATCATTATAGATGGCTGTATCACCCAATACACTTCCTTTAGGACCATCTACTGTAACTAAAAATTGTGTAGGTCTAGCAAACCCACCTGCCTGTGTTATTCCTGATCGAAATACATTATAGACAGAATTATAATTAGAAGTGGCATTGTTTGCTGATATTCTATTATTAGTTTCTCTAGTACTAAATTGTGCTTTTGATGGTGGTATACCTAAACGTATATCTAAATCACCTATCTTTTTACCGACACTAATTAATGACATTAAATAAATCTCCTACTATCTGAATAAACTTGTGCTTCACTTGCCTTTTTAAATCTTTGTACAGGTAAGTATATTGCAACTGCAGCTTCATCTGCATTTATTCTTAAAAATCCTGTTTGTACATATGAATACAAATACTTTTTAATTGTTGGTTTTACAATTTTTATATTTTTTACATCATCATAAGTTACATCAAATTTTGTTTTACTATCAAATCGTTGATCTGTAGCAGTTGCCTGCATACGTTCTAATAGTCTAAATCTTAACAACGGTGGTAAGTAGTGAAAGTTCATACCCATAAAACCACCCTTTATAGGTTCTAATGGCAACACTAAAGGAAATATATCGTAATACGGTAAAGTCTTTCTAAATTTAGGATTGTACCCAAATAAATTCAATCGTCCTACACTAGGTCGACCATTAAGTTTACCTTGTCTAAACAGTTGACCTGCTGTAGCACCACTAGCAATCTTATTTACTTGTGATCTATACCATGTAGCCGATCTATCACTATCGCCTGCTTTTACTTTGATTGTATCAAATACGCTTGCCATACTACTATTTATGTTAGAAATAAATAGATTTATGAAGAAGATTAAGAAGTTAACTAATCCAGATAAACGGCCTTATTCAGGTAAGTTCAAACCCCTCAACCCACAAAAATATAAAGGTAATGTTAATAACATAATCTATCGTTCAAGTTGGGAAAAGAGATTCATGGGTTACTGTGATAAAAATAAAGATGTGTTAGAATGGGGTAGTGAAGAAATAATCATATACTATCGTTCTATTGATAATCGTCCTCATAGATACTATCCTGATTTCTATATGAAAGTTAGACAATCAGACGGCACATTTAAAAAGTTTGTTGTAGAGATTAAACCTAAAGCACAAACACGTAAACCTAAAAAACCTTTACGAGAAAGTCGTACTTATAAAAACGCATTGTTAACCTATGAAAAAAATAGAAGAAAGTGGTCTACGGCATTTGCATGGTGTAATAAACGAGATATGAAATTCGTTATACTTACCGAAGACCACTTAAAGACTTTTTA